TAAAATTAATATTTTATTAATTTCTGCTGTTAATTCATTTTTGCATTTTGCTTCTACAATTTTATTATATGTTCTCAAAAAAATAATGATTCGGTTATCTTTTAGAGCATCACTCCCCCAAAAACTTCCATCACTCAAGGAGTCTTTTAACAACATTCTAAACATCTCCAGTCTGGTGTCACGAAGATCTTGTATTATTTGATCGGACTCCTCTTTCGCTTTATTCAATTTAACTAAGCTTGGTCCTATAGATATTTCATGCACATTTGGAAATAAAAAAATGAAAACAGATAAGATAATAAAAGCAACAATTAAGGCAACAAATTCTGTACCTTGAATCTTATTTGTTAGTAACAAATACAACCCCAATACTATTGATGTTATAAACACAACAATACTACATATAGTCCTTAAAATACTCACTCTTAAACCTTTGAATTATTCTTGGTTTCAATTATAGCTGTTTTAAGGAATTTGTGAATTTAAACTACAAATAAAAAAGCCCATCAAATGGCGGGCTTCAATGTGTTTAAGTTCTAAATTAAGAAAGATATGGGTATTTTTTGGGCTAGATACTTATTGACGATTTTTGTAGTTTCAGAAAAGGAAAGTTCTGCACATAGCCAAAATCTATAAGTATTTGCACGCACAATAAAACTCTGGCGATTGTATGTTGACTGTTTGCTTGAATCTATTTCACTAGCTTCAAAGTATGTATCTTCACGGTTATTTACAACCTCACCGCCCAAATCACCGCCAATTCAAATATACATTGTAAGCTTCCATAAAGTTATGAATGGCAGCTTAGCACATAAAGTAAAAAGCCCCGCTAATAACTAGTATGTGGCAGGGCTCTATACGCCGTAATCCGTTCGGCAAAAATAATAATTATGGATAATCCAGTCGAATTACATGAACAATATTATCACCTAAACGATAATCCAAGCCAGATCCCATATTATGAACTTCTAACCTTCTGTGAGGTGGAAGATATTGACTAATAAAGTCTCCATTGGCATTACGATGATATATATTTATTGTATTTCCGTTTCTTTCTGGAACTTCAACTAATTCTTCTTCAGTACCATCTTTATATCTAACACGAACTTTACCCATTTTTATCCCCTTTTTATTGGAGATATTTTTATAACACAGAAATGCAAAAAGCCCATCTTTAGATGAGCTTTAATACAGGTGCTTTACTTACACTTCGAACACTATAACACGAATATGCCATACCCCGTGCGCACACTCAAGTGGTTTTTTCAAAAGTTTCAAAACTAAAGTGCGGATTACGGCTTTTAATATAAGCAAGTCCACACTTTAAATCTTGTCTAATTTGATTAACTGAAGTGTCATTACTCTGAGCAATATTTCTTAAAGAATTACCCATAACATGATGTGACCAAATTGCTGAGATCCATTCTTGTAAAATCTGGTCTTCTATTAATTGAATATCAATAATTAACCTATGGATTGCACGAGCTTCATTATCATTTAGTTGACAGCATGTCCCCTTACGGCGAATACATAAGCGATCTTTTAAATTTTCATCGCTCATATACATAGCTATTAATTTTTCTCGTTGTTTTTGAGTGATGCGTTTAGTTGGCATCGTCTTAACAATTTTTACCATAGTTTCAGTATCGCCATTAAGCCAAGCCCCGAGCTGGCGGCACCATTCCTCAAAACTATATTTAGACCAATCGACCGCTTGTAAAATGTGTTGTTGTACTGGCATATTCATTTTCATCCCACCAATTGCTCAATTTGTTTAATCGCCACGCCTGCTTTCACTTGCTCTGTGCTGAACCGTAAAACTGTAAAACCCATCATTGCTGCGGAGTTGTATTTCTCCATATCCCCTATATAGCCCTTGCCTCTTATGTGACGGCCTCCGCTCCAGATACCACCTTCCACCTCAATCAAAATCTTTGTACCCGTTATTAAAAAATCTGCTCTCCATTTACGTGTTGGATGGAATTTATATTCCTGTTCAAAACCAATCTTGCACGCTCTTAAATGCGTTGCCAGTACCATTTCACCCACACTTGGTTGTCTAGCAACTTGCTTTGCTGAACGCCGCTTTTTATTTTTCTTAATAGGAAATAACTTACGGTATTCAGCAATGCTGACTGATGACATCAAGCACCACCTTTCAGCAAATGGTCCAATTGATTAGCAAAGCAGTTATAAACTCGCGCTTTATCCTGATCACCAAAAAGGCTGGAAGAATGAGCATCTTGTTTATACTTCTGAGCCAGTTTTTCAATTGACTCCCTTAGTTCAACCAGAGTGCTTTGCTTTTTACCGCTGAGTGGTTCAATTGAGCGTGATACGTGGTCAGCCATTTCTTTTTCCATATGATCGAAGTAACTTTGACGTGCTAAATCCCTCGACTTGATTAGCTCTGGTGAAATAAGCTTTTCCATTTCACGGCGTTGCGCTTCAATCCACCTACTGTCCATTTTTTGCGCCCTCCGCATTAAACTTCTTCGCTTGGTCAAGTGCCTTCTCTAATTGAAGTAACTCGTTGTAATCAGTATTAGATAGCCCACTGCGGTTATATTTGCCTCGTAATTTTTCACAAAGAGTCTTAACTTCTGCAAAACCGCAGTAAGAATTTATTAACTCTTCAACTGCACAGTGTTGGCATTTACTCATGGCGATATCCTTTCTCATCAAGCTCTTTACGCGCCAAACACCACAAAACCACTGCCCCACAAATAGCTGCGGTAAAACATGAAATGAGTAACCCCCACGCTAAAATCTCGAATTTATTCATGCAGTTTTCTCCATGATTTTTAATAATCTTTCTTGCTGTAGTTCGTAGTAATCTGGATTTAACTCACAACCTAAATACTGACGGTCATGCATAAGGGCTACAGCTGCTGTTGTTCCGGATCCCATAAACGGGTCAAATACAACGTCTTTAACTCGAGATCCTGCTAATACACATGGTTCGATTAAATCCATTGGGAATGTTGCGAAATGAGCGCCCTTGTAAGGCTTTGTAGAAACTTGCCAAACACTGCGCTTATTACGTGTAAGTAAGTCATACTCGCTTTCTGATCTTTCTGATCTGTGTGTTCCGTATGCTTGATTGGGAATAACAGCAGCTCTCTTGCTGTTTTCACGTTTAAAACTATCGCGTGAAGATCTCGAGTAAACGGCTTTCATTGGACCGTTATGTTTCATCACGGCACGAGTACTACCATGTTGTTGATCAAGATTTTGGGAAAGTCTTTTGATTGAACTTTCTGCAACCGGTTCTTTAATTGCTACGTGGTCAAAATAATATCTACGTGATTTACTGAATAAGAAAATATACTCATGTGCTTTGGTACAACGGTCAGTAATACTTTCTGGCATTGGGTTCGGTTTATGCCAGATAATATCTTGGCGCAAATACCAACCATCGGCTTGCAGTGCAAAAGCAACTTTCCATGGAATGCCAATAAGATCTTTTGGTTTCAAATTAGATTGAGCTGCATTTTGTTTAGGTAAAACTAAACCCTTTGTTTTTGGATTTTTCCCGTCATTCAACCCAGTACGAGTCATGCCGCGGCCAGAACCTGCATAACTATCACCAAGGTTTAACCAAAGTGTTCCATCGTCATGCAGCAGCTCTCGTACTAAACGAAAAACTTCAACCATGTTTTGAACATATTCATCTACAGTATTTTCCAAACCTAATTGACCATCTACACCGTAATCACGTAACCCAAAATAAGGTGGTGATGTAACACAAGTTTGAGCTTTCAAGCCTTCTGCAATCATTTGATTCATCAGAGCACGGCAATCACCAAATAAAATCTTATTCATGCCGCTGCTCCCTTGCCCTGCTGAAATCCAACTTGAATTAAGTACGGCATCCATTTTTGCTGATGTGCATGATCTGCGAGTTTTACGGCGATTCGTGCTGCAAGTTGTTCATAGCTCTCGTTACCCTCAGCGTATTTGCTAGAAAACTCAGGATGTTTAGAAAGCTTGTCAGCGAAGACAGCAATCTGCTTTTTACTTAAACCGGTTGAATTGTTTTGTTCACCAGAAAATGATTTAGCTGGTTGTGATGCTTTTTTACGACGTTCGTATTTGGCTTTTGCATTCAGTAACCAATCAGCAAAATGGAAAATCAAAAGATCATCACAAAGATTCTTTGAGGCATTGTTGAGTTCAAATGCTCTAAGTTCTCGGTGGTACCATGTCTCCATTACGAGTTGATCAAAATCTACAGACTTGTCTGAAAGTAAAATTTCTTCACGAAGTTTTTTAAAACAAAGCCAAGTTTTTTTATTTTTAGATTCATCTGAAAGATTACTTGATAGATTCCGTGTACCAACGTTGGTACTGTTTGGTGGAATTGTTGGTACTGTTTGCTGGAAATGTTGGTACTGTTCCAATGTTGGTACTGTTTGAGAATCTTCCCCTTGTGTATCAAGGCTTTCCGAGCCTAACTGTTCCAATGTTGGTACTGTATTTTCTCGACCTTGCACACCAATTAAACGATAGACAATTACCTGCTTTGTTCGACCTTTTCTTTCACCAGTATCGAAAATTAAACCCTCAGAACTGAGTTCATCCAGAATCTTAAAAAGGGTTTTTTTATTAATCTGACAATCTTCAGCCAAGCGTGTAGAACTCGGATAACAGCAGTGTTGCTCATCCGCACGATCAGCCATTGAAAGCAGCACTAATTTTTTTAGAGCTGGAGAGGAACCACCCTTTTCCTGAGTGAATTTCTTTTTCCAAGCCCACACAGTAGCGTCTAAGCTCATTTATCCCCCTCTTCATTCACTTGAATGAAAGAGCCCAAATAGCGGATCCGCTTAGCTCTATAAAGACTCGATATAATTACGCCCGCATGGTAGAGATTTATGCCATGCACACCATGCTCATCGACCAGACCTTGCATAAACTCATCACGTGTAACTGCCGCTTGATTTACGTCATGGTTACGCTTTTTTAAGTTCGCTTTTCGCCCTTCCAACAAATCCGACAAAGTTTTTAAAGCCGGTTCATGCCACGACTGGTAACTTTGCTGACGTTTCTGCTCTTGCAGATTGCCTTTAGCTGTTTGGTTTGCTAAATTAGTTTGCATATTCATTGACCCTTGAAATTAATGAATCACCTGAAAGCTTGATTTCGCCGATCAAGCTTTTTCTTTTTGTGATTTTGAAATGTAGATTGCTGCTTCTGATTTAAGTGCTTCACGAAGTTGGCGAATGTGGTTTTCCATTTCTTCTAAGATTTCTTCTGTATCTGCTAATTCCGCAGGTGTAACAACTCCATCCTCTAAAACTTTGTGGACCTGTTGATTGGTTTGGCCATTGTTAATATTTATATGTAGCAAGGTTTCAACAATGCTGACTTCATGGCCTTTCTCATCCACTTGATTAGCTGGCACTAGAACATAACCAAGCATGTGTGCCCATGCCTTAACTAAAGCTGGGTTGCGAGTAAACTGAATCATTGCCTCAAGTTTTTTGATACTTGGGAAATGCGTTTCCATATTTGGGTTTGCGTAGTTAAGAACGCTCTTGTATGAATCGCCTAGAACGTCTGCAATTTCTTGCGGTGAAATACCTTGCGATTGGTGAACAATTTTGTAAATTGCCGTTTTAGCCTCTGGGCTTAAGTGAATTTCACTCATATGTGAATACCTCTTTAAATTTCACGTATACGCACATAAGGCGTAAGTGAATAATTGTTCCTATGCGGTACGCTTGGGTTTTGTGCTACGTCTTACATATTCAAAGTCAGCATTTGGGCATAATTCATCGCAGCTAACTTTTCCGTGGCTTTCTCGGTCTAAGGCAATTGCCAAAGTTGCGCTACAAAAACGAAATTTGTTTACGACTAGACGCAAATATCCAAGAGTTGATCCGCATTTTTTTGCAAACTTCTCTTTAGCTTCTTTGTTAGGCAAAGAATTAAGGTAATCAGCAAGTGATTTGGTTGATACTTCCACTTCCATTGATAAACCTATTGATAATTAATTTATCACTTGAGTTTATCTTTTGATAATTTTAATTGCAATAGGATAATTAGCAAAATTTATCCCTTATTGTTATCATTTGATAATTAGTTGGCTTATGAATGTTGTGTCCATGAATCTTAAAGAAATACGTCGTAAGAACTTGCGTAAGCTAATTGACCAGTTACTTTCTGACAAAATTTACGAGCGTCAAGAAGACTTCGCGGTTGCTGTAGGCATCGACAAAACCTATCTCTCTCAAATGCTTATGGAGCCTGATCAAAAAGGTTCACGAGGTGTTAGTGAGGCGAAAGCACGGCAGATTGAAAAAGAGTTAAATTTAGAGGCAAATTTTCTCGACCTACTTGATGAATCAAGTCCGTTTGGTAAAAGTAAAATTGAGAATGGTGTTATTCGACCTGCTTCAAACCTTGATGATTCAGGTGACTATGTAATTATTCCGATGTATGACATTAAAGCTGCATGTGGTAATGGCTATACAAATGAAGATGAATTAATTAAAGGCGGGTTGGTCTTTAAAGAAAGCTTTATCCGTAAATGTGGACTTTCCTTAAGCCATGAAGATACAGGAATTATTACCGGTGATGGTAGAAGTATGGAGCCAACTATCAATCATACGGATGCTATTCTTACAGACCTACGAGTAAAAACGATTGATCAAGTAATTAGTGATAAAATTTATGCTTTTGTTGCAAATAAAGAGTTGAGAATAAAAAGACTTTTTAGAAAAACCAACGGCGGCTTAAGAATTGTTAGTGATAATCCCGACAAAGAAACCTTTCCAGATGAGCATATTGAAAAGGAAGATTTAGATGCCATTCAAATTAAAGGTTTAGTACGCTGGAGATGTGGAGAAGTATAAAAAATATAAAAAATTACATTATCAGCCTGATAAATTATCAGGCTTTTTTATTGCCTTAATAATCATGCAATTATCAAAAATGATAAATTAATTTATCAATTGCTATTGCTAAGTAAATTATCTTTTGATAATTTTATCTCGTAGACAACAAAAAAGCACACCGCTCCTCCCCAGGTCCGATGTGCTTTTGCAAAACTGCGAGATCAATTATGAACGTAAAAGTTAACTCATTCAACTCATTCAACTCATTTGCATTTGTCAGCATGGCTGCTCTTGCAATCTCTGGTGGTTCTTTAGTTGCTTGCCAGCTACAACCAGCTTTCCAAACAAAAGAAGCTCCTACTCTATTTACTCCAAAAACGCAGCCAAGTACTTACGGTGTGTTAACCGCGAAAATCACAGGTAAACATACAGGTGTTGCCGTCATCAAATTAGATAGCTTCCGTTTAAACGTTAGCTTTGATTTTGAAGCTCATTTAGACAGTTACGGCGTTCCGGGTTCTGAATTTACCGCTGTTGATATTACTCAACTCACAGTAAATGAAATCACTGATATTAACGGTAAGTCATATAACGATTTCACCGAATTTGAAGACATCCGAAACATCAATGGCCTTCTAAAAGGCTTCATCGAACGTAACAAGTTGGTGGAGGCTTAAAGATGACTAATTTCAAAAAACACCCTGACGGCTATATGTCATTTTTAGGCCGTGATGATAAGGGTCTCTACTCTGTCCGCATTGGCTGGCAAGTGTACGCTTCTAATGCTAATGGCTCAGTTCTTTACAAAGTTAAAGACGGAGTTAAGACACCTTTAAATGTGTTCAGGTTCCAAACTGACTATCCAAAAGTTTGGAATGAACTCACACAAGAAATTGATTTCCAACGCAGAAAGCAGCTCGCAATAAAACTGCGTGAAACAAACATCCCTACTTATGACCGCAAGGCTTATAAAACTAAGCGCGGCTTCACTGGCTCAAGATAAGGATAATAAAATGGCTCTACCGATTATTACTGCTGACCAAACTTTATTGGTTCAAGCAATTATTGTGTACCTATACGCTGATCCGGGTTTAGGTAAATCATCGATGGGTTTTACTGCGGAAAAAGCAATTTCTTTTGACTTTGACCGTGGTGCTCACCGTACTGGTGAATTACGTCGTGGTGCGGTTGTACAGGTTCAACAATGGAGTGATGTTGCAAACCTTACTCCGCAGGACTTAGCACCATATAAAACCGTAGTCATTGATACCGTGGGTGCAATGCTTGAATGCATTAAAACCCACCTGTTACTTACGGCAAATAACCGTCAAAAAGATGGTTCTTTAAAGTTAAAGGCTCAAGGTTTAGCGAACCAAACGTTCAAGCAATACATCAATACTTTGATTAGTTTAGGTAAAGATGTTGTTTTCATTGCACACGCATCAGAAGATCAAAACGGTGATCAAATTATTTACCGACCAGATCTAGGTGGTAAAAACCGTAACGAGCTTTACCGTATCGCAGATGTCATGGGTTATCTAACAACTGTTACTACTGGTGAAGGTAAAAATGCCCGCGTTATTAATTTTAAACCTTCGCCTACACATCATGCGAAAAACTCAGGTGCTTTAGGCGGTGAAACCGGTGAAGTATGGGTACCTGATCTTAAAGCACACCCTACTTTCTTGGCTGACCTGATTACTCAAGCTAAAGATCACATTAACACCTTAACGCCTGCACAACTTGCAGCAGCTAAAGCCCAAGAAGAGCTAGAAAACTGGAAACAAAGCTGTGAGGAAGCAGAGCATGCAGGTGACCTTAATCAATTAACTGAGTCGCTTGATAAAGAACATATGTATTACCAGAACATGCGCCAAGCAATGTTAATGAGGGCTAAAGCATTGAATTGCACGTTTGATAAGCAACGTGGCACTTGGATTAGTCCACCTGAATTTAACGGTATCTCAGATCAACAAAGAGATGAACTTCAAAACTTCATAGCTGAACGCGGCCTAGACGTGAAAACAGTTTGTGAACACTTCGGCATAGATGCCCTTATTCAAATTGAAGCAGCAAATCTGCCAGCAGTTAAACAAGACATTGAAACATTAGCTAAAACGGGGATGACAGCATGAATAATCTAATCACTGCAGCTGAAGCATTTGCAGCTCTTCAAAAAGGTAAAACTGTTCTTTGTCGTCCTATTGGAGACATGTTGGACTTTTCTGACTTAGATCAATTCCCCGCTTCTGTTTTTGGTAAACCGGGTTTTGAATTCTGCATCAAAATCGAAACTATTGAGCTGGCTGGCATTACATTCACAAAGCCATTAACTATTGATGAGTATGAAGAGGGTCAGGAAGTTTATGTAATCAGTACATATTCACCTACGGTTTATGTTTTAGATTTCAAAACTAACGCATTAATTGATTCTATTAACAGTGGCTTCGTTCAACGTGATGCAGAAAACGCCAAGCTTCAATTAAAAGCACTGTCCAAAGCGTTAGGTTTTGAAGTTAATGATGACTTAAGTGTTATTCGTCTTGGTGAGGAACCTAAAAAACAGAGAGGCAAAAAATCAAAAGCTGAAAAGCCTAGTGAAGTTATTTCTGCAGAAACTCAACCAACAATTGTTATTACCGAACAAACAAATGTCATCACATCTGAAGATCTGTTAGTTCCAGAAACTAACGAGCCTAAAGTAGATCCTGAATATCAGAAGGCATTAGATGCTCTTCTACAGCGTGTAAAAGAGTCAAAAACACCTGCAGAAGTAAATGCGGTTTATCGATATACCCGTACGTGGAATGACAAACAAATGGAACCTCTCCTCGTTGCCACTCACAAACGACTTGAAGAGCTAGAAAAAGAAAAGGCATCTGCTAATGAGCCACCCTCTTTAATGGTTCAAATCCAAACTGCACCAGACCTTACAACGCTAGATGCTTTGGAAATAGACGTGGCTGCACGAGATCCGCAGATTCAACCGAAGCTAATGGGGTATGTGAGAAAACGCCGCTATGAATTAGAAAATCCAGCAGTTTCTCAACCAGAAGCAGAGCCTGATTATCTATTAGTGGATGGCTTCTAATATGAAAGATCAGTACAAGAAAGTAAGCCAAAAACACATGCTTGGTTTTATGTACTACTTGCAATTGCTGGGCTATGTAATAGTCCGGCAAGGCATGGATCAAGCGATGTTTCTAACCAAACATTATGCGGTACCAGTCGCTTGGCGCCGCATAACGATCGACTATCACAACCGTTTAAATAAACCGGCACAACAACTTTATAAAGAGTTTGTTGAGTGGACTAAAGAAGAATATTTGAGGGCTTAGGTAATGATTGATCTAAATAAAAAAAGAGAAGCTTTTGAAAGATTTCATGCCAAAGAATGTAATTGCAGTTATGAAAGTTTAAAACGTCAACTAGATAGACAAGAGGCACTAACAGGACACAGATATTTACCAACTAGTCCTCGTCATGAAGCTTGGTTGATTTGGGATGCCGCATGGAATGACGCCAGTGCTCAGGTGTTGCCAACTTGGATCAGCATGGATGATGAATGGCCGCCTACTGACATAATGGTACTTATTTGTTGGGCTGATGCACCTGATGTTACCCCCGAACAAGACTATATGACTATTGATGAAGATTTAAATAGTGTATGGGCAAATTATCATAATGATGCGCCTTCACACTGGATGCATTTTCATAGTGTGCCAAACGTATCTGGAGCTGAAGGATGAGTGAATCAACTTTATGGGCAGTTGCAATGCGACCTGAAGGCGATAGCCCTTTTAAACAAATCCCAGCAGCCTCAAAAGAGATAGCGGAGCGAGCTGTTGATCGTTATAGAAAAATGCATGAAAAGGAAGGCAACAACTTTTTCTTAGAAATTTTCGATGATGTTATCAAAGTCCAGAAATGGCACGGCACCCGTAAGGATCATATTAAAAAACTATTTTATGTAGAAAGCTGGTTCAACCAAGCAATGTATCAATGCTTTGATTTGAAGACTGCTGAACGTGTTTTTAAATTTGATGAAATTGTAATTTGCTACAAGAAAGGTTCTGCTCCCCTTGTAACCAAAAGCTTTGATGAGGCAAAACAATTTTACGGATATGGAGCTGAGGAATGAAATATCAAATACAACCAACACAAGTACCGGATGATTTAAATAGCTGCTGGTTCCATCCTGATATAGAGCTACATGACACAATTGGAGAGCATGCTGAGTTTTATACAAAAGAACAATGGGCACAACTGCAAAAGAACCTTGGTGTTTCTATAAAAATCGAAAACCTTGACTATTGGGATATTGAAGAGATTCCAGAAGATAATCTTAGTGATTGGTCCAACTGGAAGCCGCAGCCACCACAAGAAGGCTTATTTCTAATAGCAGCATTTGATTCAGAAAATGGCCCTGTTCTTTGGTGGGCAAACCCTAAAGCGGAAAGTAAGGAGGAGTAAATGGGACAAATAGTTAAAATAGAGGCTAGCATTCTAGAAAAGATTGTTGCTGTAGCTGAACGTATTGCTCAGTCAAAAGAAGAACGCCGAGTTGGTCGTGAAGAATTTGCACACATGCTCAATATCGAACCTGAAACTCTAGACGCTCGGATTCGTGAAGGCAGATACCAAAGGCCATACAAGGATGGGCGAAAAAGTTTTTGGTTATTGTCCTACGTGCAATCTGTCGTTACAGACACAAAAGAATCTGGTAAAGTAGCCACCTATTGA